CGATTCGTGAGCGCTGGCCGAGCGGTGCAGGCGGCGTTTCCGTGGTGATCTCCGCATGCTTGCCGCCTTCCGTCACGCGGGCCTGGGCATCGATGGCGCGCATAGCCGAACGCATCGCACGGATGTGGTTGGGTGTGGTGCCGCAACAGCCGCCGACGATCTGCGCTCCTGCAGCGATGGCCTTGCGAGCGAAACTGGCCATGTATTCGGGCGAACAGAGATAGATGTTGCGGCCTTCGATGGCGCGCGGCATGCCGGCGTTTGGCATCGCGGCCAGCGGCAGCGTGGTGGCAGTGCGCATGGCTTCGATCGCTGTCAGAACGGTGGAGGGACCGGTGGAGCAGTTGACCCCGATGGCTCCGGCGCCCCACTCGGTGAGCAGCGCGGCCGCCTGCTGTGGCGACGAGCCGTCAAGGCAGTTGCTGTCGTCGTCAACCGTGACCATGACGAGGACAGGCAGGTTCGGTGCGGTCTCTTCGGCTGCGAGCAGGGCTTCTCGCGCTTCGTTGAGCGCGGGCATAGTCTCGATGATCAGCATGTCCACGCCGCTATCGGCCAGGGCACGAATTTGTTCTGCAAAGGCGGCGCGCGCTTCATCCAGCCCGGTCTTGCCTAATGGTTCAAGCCGGACGCCGAGAGGCCCGATCGATCCTGCGACATAGGCGGTCCCCGCCTGTTTTTCTTTAATATGCTCGACTGCTTGCCGAGCCAGTTTGACGCCCGCGGCGTTGATCTCGGCCACCTTGGAGGCGAGGCCATGCCGGGTCAGGCGAAATTTGTTGGCGCCAAAGGTATTCGTTTCGAGAATCTCCGCGCCGGCCTGGAGGTAATCCTCGTGGATGGAGAGGATGAGGTTGGGATCAGACAGGTTTAATTCGTCGTAACAGCGGTTGATGAAAACCCCGCGAGCGTAGAGCACTGTCCCCATGGCGCCATCGGCAAGCACGGGTCGGCTGGAGAAGATATCGGCAAACTGAGCCATCTTGTTGTCATGCTATCGCATGGCCTTCGGATTGTATCCGATTGTGCGGCGAACGGCGCCACGCACGGGGCCGACGGCGCAAGAGGAGCATTAAGTCGAATGAGCGGGTTGCTTTGTTATACTTCGATAGACTTTTTGTGCTTTTAGAATCAATCACTTACAGAAAACAAAGGTCTTAAACTAACGACAGAAACGGGAAAGACGACAAAAAAGAGCATCAGTTCAGCAATTTTTCAGCAAAAATACTGACGATTACGCTTCTGTAGATAGTCATAGTGTGTGCTGAAAATTGCTGAAAACAAGAAGGCACTCGCCGTCATCGCATTGCATAAGCGGAAGACTATTATGTAAGCCAAGCGACACAATGACAAAACCATGCATCACAAAGAAGAGTAGCGACCCTCCCGTTTGCGAGGTTCACAACGTCAAACTTGTGCGGACTGAGCCCTCCGTTGAAATGATTGCGGCCGGGTATCAGGGCTTCACGTTCCTTGTTTGCCCAGTGAGCGGTACGGTGCTCAATGACGACGAGGAAGATTCTTAGAACACAGCCGTTTCCTTTGATTGTGACGACCGACTTTGACGGAGACGATAAAGGTTCACGGGCTCACATACATGAGCGGACTCATGTCCAGCCAGTTCCCATTCGTTCTGAACTGTGGCTACCGTTGCGAGACACACTGTGCAGATGGAATCGTGGCTACCGTCTTCATTGTGCCGATGTGGGAAGTTTGGTCTCAATAGTGTGAGCATCTTTCCCCCTCTCAACTGCTATTGATTTCGGTCAGAATATCCACATCCGAGGGGCTCCTCTGTTCAATATTGCTCTATATAGTTAAATTTTCGCTGGCGTTTCCGAAGAACGATTCGGTGGAGTATTACGCCGTCTGAGCGTGCTGAAGAGCCGCGAAACTCACAATTGTTTGTTTCAATTGGGAATCAACCTCGTCGGCTATGGTCATCACGTCGATTAGGAGAAGACTGAAATCGACGACGTTCAGATTGGACTGTAGAGTATTGAAAATGCTGACTTGCAAAATCCGGGACTCCTCGATAATCATCGGAATCGTATAGCCCTGAGAGAGGCGAATCTTTCCATGTTCAACGGCACCGTCCGACACCTGTTTGGTACCAAGGCTTCGAGGCACACGTAACCGATGAACCAACTCTCGAATCAGCAACGGAAGGTGCCCCATTCGCTTATCGTGGCTTAGAACCAGATGGTTCAGTTCCACATCTTTTTCAACTCGCGAAAGCCAATCGGCGATTGTGGACTGGGATTCACGCTCCAGTATGGAGGCTACTCTTTCAGTGTTTGTGGCACGCCGCGTCCCGCGATTCTTCAATTTCTCGCGAATCAATTCAAGCAATTCCGGAATGGGCATAGGCTTCACCATGATTTCGTCTGCTTGTAAGAGTATGGCATCCATTGCCTCCTGCAATGCCGGATAGCCGGTAAACAAGAGCGTGACGGCATCCGGATGCTTATGGCGCATGGCACTGACGATGGTGAAGCCGTCACCTGCTCCGGGTAAGTGCAAGTCAGAAAGAAGAACATCGAACGTTTCTGTGGCGATAAGATGAATTGCATCAGCGACGTTTGCGGCTGTCTTCACGTCGAACTGGCTGAATTCCAGCACGGCCCTTAGCGATTCACGCACCGCATCGTTATCGTCTACCAGAAGAATCCTTGGATTCGCTGTTTTATCAAGAACTGTTTCCACGGTAGTGCTTCCCAACGAGGCGGACGAAAGCTATCCGCATCTTCATATAGCCTAGGCGGCGTTCAAGGGAAAAGCAGAGCGGTATTGCTCACTCGGCGTCAAATTGAGAGGGCTGAGGACATCGTTGCTCTCAGGTCGTCCCACGGTACCTAAGACGACGCTGCGGGGGTAACGGCTCCGTTTGTCTTGATTGCCAACAACTCTGCACAGTCGTGGCTCCGCTCCGCCCCAGCGAGGTCTTCTTCTTGCATGGCGGTTTCGACGGTGAGAAAACACTTCATACAGATTGAATCCCATGAGCCGTCTCGGTTATGCCGGTGTTTGAAAGCGACCGGAGATAAAGTATCCATTCGTCCCGTCTCCTTCGTACCTTGCGTCTGGGGAATCAGGCTCCAACATACGCCTCCCCGCCCTGAATGTCACGTACCCGACACGGCGAGTTTATCTTAACCTCAATATCACTCGAACATCGAGACAGGTTCACTTGTTGTATTTCTCAATTGCCATGAGAACCATGACGATGAAGAAGAAGACCACGATGAAAACACAAGTGAAACGAAAAACTCTGCCGACAGTGCCGTGCCACAGCTTATCGAGACGTACCCGCATCGGATGGGCGTAAATGGCGGCAATGGGCTCCTCTAGAGAGGGGAGAAGTTCTTGTTCGTTCCTCTGCAAGCGGTTCACCTTTCTTCTCAGACATGGAATACGCTTGGATACTTGGTGCGTCCATCGCGGCGTTGGTTGCAGTGAATGAACAAATCGTCATAAACTTTTTGCTTAATCGAAACTCTTATTGCCGCCACAACCGTCTCCATAGCATTTGCGGCTAATCTCACCAAACGTCCTGAGTGCGGTAGCCGGGGGCCTTCAACTTGAACGCTAAGAACTGGGCTATTGGCTCAACGGGCAAGGTTGGGTTTTCACTGAGAGACCGTATCGGCCAACTCATTGCGGATTTCGTTTCATGGCTGCTGCGGTGAGCGCAAAACGGTGCCGAAGCACCCCTAACGCTTAGGAACCCTCTTGCACGGGGCTTCAATCTCCTCAGGTGAGGCAAAACGGTGCTGCTCCACTATCCAAACCCACCCGACATCAGCCGGTCTAATCCCGGAGAGGTCTTGTGCCGTGACGCGGTTCAGCAGAGCACCTGTCTTGTACTTGAGGTTGTAGTGAGCAGCTTTGTAGTAGAGGTCTTCAAACATTTCGTTCCCCGTTCGTCACGGTTCTTTTGTGGTGTATATGCGATTGTCAGCGCAGTTGTGCCACATGTCGAACGTGCCTTGGAACCAACCGCAGAACTCCGTAACTCTGACCTCTCCCTTGCCTAGATTTCGGTCACGATATTTGAATCGCACGAACAGGTACATCCTCAACTTCCCATCAAGAACCGTCTGAGCGGTAGCTGCCATTTGCACAATTTGTTCATCGGCACCCGGAAAGCTGAAGTAGTGTTTGGGCGTGTCACCGGGCTCGATTTCTACGCCATCGACGGCTGGAATCGCAGCATTAGGTGAATGCATCACGGCCTCAGCTTCCGCTTGTTGCTTTGGTGTGATTTCGCCTGTATTCAACATCATCGCAGTACGGTGTGTCATTGAAATCACCGGGATGGTGCCTCGGTTCGCGTAAGTTATATTGAGTACGAAGCCCCTTACATTTTGCGCGTTCTTCACAGGCTGACCGACGACACTGGTCACAACCAATCTGGACTGTTCCTGAGGCTGTGATGAATGACCGGGGTACGTTATGACTGGCGGACTCGGTACCTTGAACACAATAGGTGGTGGCTCAATAGCCGCTGCCCTTGCCCGAATCTCGGACGGCTGATTCCAGAAAAGCTCATACGAGAACACAAATGCGGTCACTCCGAACCATAGAGCGAATGTGTCCCTCAGTTCGGACTTCCACTGCTTCTTTACGGCGTTCCACCGCTGCCTTTTTGGAGCTTGCCGTGCCTTACGAAACACCACAACTAGCAGCGGGATTAGGAAGATGAGCGTCCATCCAAGCCAGTTCGTACCCATGTCAGAGAACGTGGATTTCAATGCGGCAACCGCAAGCTGGCAGGTGAAGCATGTGGAATCCATGCTCTCCATCTTCTCACTTAGTCTGTTAGGGGTGACGCAGTGACTGCGTATAAAAGGCTACCCAGACCCCTAGGGCTAAAATTACAATAACTATCCAGTCAAAGAAATCGAGGTTCTTCAAGCGTGTTTTCCAACCGGAGATGGGCACAGTTCGCATTGTTCCTGAACCTCGTCGGAACATTCGCCCTATTCTACTCATTTCAGGCGACCTCATCCAAATTTAGACTTATGACGGTTTCGTACGAGAACGCTGGGGGCAAGGGAGAACGGTCAGCACTCTGCGTATATGGGCACAATATGATGACAGCTACTTCGGAAGGCGGCGGTTCCATTGGCTTCGGCCCATGCCCGGACTGGGAGCACTCCAAGGCAGCAGCAGTGGTGAACATTGAACACCCGTTTCTCGTGACATTTGGATTCTTAGCTACCCTATTTGGGTTCGCAATTCAGTTCTTAGCCATCCCCAATCCCAAGACAATCGCGCAAATCAGGAAAGAACTAAAGTTCGCACAAGCGGAAGAGAGATTACGACGTTCTCAGTAGTCACGCGGCCTGTGCCTGTGTGTTCCCGCCCTTCCACAACTGAAACTCAGCCTCTCTCCGCGTCTTCAGTCCAGCGACTACAACTCCTCCGCTGTGGTCCCACAACAGTAGTTGCTGTCCAGCCGCGTCGTACTGTCCAGCGTTCAAGTCTCTGAGCAGCGTTGACGACGCAAGACGACCACCGCCCAGATTGAAAACAAAGTCCACCAGCGCGTCGAACTGTCCCTGACTGAGCGGAACCTTCACGAGACGCTGAACGACGCTCTCAGCGACTGCCACGTCCGCCATCAGCAAGCTGGTCGCTTGTGTGACTGTCACATCAGACGGGAAGGACTCTCCAGACTGAAGCTTGTGTCCGTACGCCACTGTCTTGAATCCTGCAACGTCGCTGTAGACGGACGCGGAGAATCCTTCAGACTTCTTTATGAGTTCTATTCCTGCTGTACTTGTATGCATAAACTTTCCCCTTGAAATGGAAAAAGCCGGGACGCCAATCCCGGCTCAACCGTGATGCCCTCGAAAATTACTACGAACCTTGACTTCTTAATGTCTAATACTGAGTTTTTGGGCAGATTTACTGATTTATTTTCCTGCGGCTGTCACACCTGTTGGCGGGTTAAGCGTTGTCAGTCCAGCGGCCAAGGTCGTGCTGGCCGGAGCCGATACGAGTGCTGCACCATTCACGTCAAATCCAGCAGCGGTGACCGTGATGGTGTACGTTCCGAAGGCAACACCAGCCGTGGGCGTCCATGTAGTCGTGAGCGTCCCCGGTGGAATTTGCCCTGTGCCAAAACCTGCGGCCTGTGAAAACACCACGGTGCCGTTGAGGGTGATGGACACGTTGAACCCGTTGTAGCAGTTGGAAATCGTACCGTTGCTAGGGCAAGCTGGAGCATTCGGTGTGTATGACCAACTGGTGACGATGGAGCTATAGGCTGAGCCAGCGGGTGCCAGCATCGCAACTGGACGAGTGACTACGAGCGACACGTGTGTAGCTGGACGAGTCTGTTGCGCCAGCAGAGAGAGTGAACTGAACAGGACGACAGCGAAGGCCGCGAACCATAGTTTAGTCATAATTTGGATGAGTCTCCTACCCCTAATACTGTGTTTTGGGAGAAGCATTCGCCTAAAATGTGACATGCGCCGTTCACGACCTGACATCACGAAGTACGACTTCACGTTTCCGTGTGCCCTTGCGGGTACAAGATTCCGCCAAGGGAGCTTCTCCGCGTGGACAGAGAGCACGTCCGCTGCCCGAAATGCGGGAAGGACAGCGTGTACATACCGAAGAAATGAGTTGGGTATACTTACTTCTATGACGACAGATAAGATTCTCGCTGAAATTGACTCCGAAATTGCACGACTCACAAAGGCGCGTGTCTTGCTTTCAACTGATGGAACTAAGAAGACGGCCACCACTCCAATTGTCCACAAGAAGCGTAAGATGAGTGCCGCTGCTCGAAAGAAAATAGGCGATGCACAGCGGAAGCGTTGGGCGAAGGAGAAGGGTCAATGAAATTCGGAGCACCCTGATTGCAGAATACGACTAACACAGTAGTTTTAATTGCCGCCTTAATCACCCTCGCGACTGCTTTGGTTCCTTTCGTCAAGTGGGCTTGGCGGACGCATGGTGTTCGGACATTCGATGGGAAGAAAGCCCATCACAACGAATTGGTGGAACAGGCAAAGTGGTATGAGGGCCGGCTACACAAACTCCACGGTTTACGTGTGCACCTGATGAACTGCCTCGAACCTGACAGGTTCAGGCTTGCTGAGTGGATTTCTCAATTGGACAGTAGAGATGCAGAGTGGGCGCGGAAAATCGAAGACATGAAACTCCTAATCACTGCATGTGAGCAGAAGGAAGAAGAATGCCTGAGAAATGCTGAACAAGCCAGAGAGTGGGCAGAGGACGTAGCGCGAAGGGTGCTCTTCTGGTAGCCAGTCTTACCACAAATCGTTGAACGCTCCATGTTCGGCTAGACGCAACATCTCAGCGTTGAACCGCTTCCCGTGGAGCTTGTACGGATGTAGCTTGATGTGTGCTTGTTCGTGCAGGAGCGTGAGCTTGGCAATGCTCTGCCACCCCGCCAGCGATGGGTTTATACGGATTCTCCAAACGCCCTCAACGATGTCGCAGTCCGCGTAAGCTCCAGCGGGGACTTCGTACCAGACGAAAGCGTCCGGGAGCTTCCCGTCGAAGTAAACAGCGTTGTACCTGTTAAACCAACGCTTTAGCTGAGGGTCACTCTTCACTGCGTCTCCGTTCTCTGGTAAGCTCTATCGCAAGACTCCCATGCCATTCTTTCCTTGGGTTGCAGCCCAATTCGCGAAGCTCACAGGCGAAGTCGTTAAGACTGGGGTAGAGACTGTCAAATCAGCGGTCGAAATCCCTAAGGCCATCGTTGAGACAGAGAAGGCCAAGCTGGAAGTCGGAAAGCTCAAAGATGAGCAGCAAGAACGCGGCTCTCTGCTTACTCACGCTTCGATGGAAGACGTAAAGGCGTACGACCCGAATTTCCAGAAAATTATTCGTAAGGTGCGTACCCTCGACCATGCCATGAACTTAGAGATACAGTCGTGCGATTTGCGGTTGGAGCCAAGAGGAACGAAGCGAACTAGGTACGTCCTTCTTGTGGCTGCTGCCATGGTCGTTGGACTGGCATTTGGTTTCCTCTATCATCGCTATCGCTAATGTTTGTCCTCACGAAGGTCTTCCATAGCGTACCAGCGTTCGAGAATTTCAATCTCGACGCATCGTTTTTCAGATTCATCTAACAGTGACTTTCGGACGATTGCGATACTCTCTCCCGTGTCTCCATGCGAGGACACGTGTTGGCGCATCGCATCTTCGTCAGCGGGGGTGAATGGAACAAACACGTCCCTTTCCCATCCGCATACGCGACAGCGAACCTTGGCTGTTTCCATTCAATGTCCCAGAAAACGAGCTTTGAAATATTCGAACGCGACTGTGAGAAGTGCGGACGCGAATAGACAAATGCTGCTGAGGAATCCGGCCAGACGCCAGCGTTCCTTTTCAAGCTCCGTGACGCGAGTCTCGACCTGTGTCAGCCGGGACGGTTGCCCGTTGTTCTTGAGTGCCGGGTAGGTTGTGGATTCGAGAGCAGAAATCTTCTCAGCTTGTTCTTTAATATCCTCGCGACAACCTCTGACCTCAGTCAGAATCTCCGCGAGAATAAGTTGCGTGCTGCTGCTGTTGTTGTTGTTTTCCAATTTAGTGGCCCCATGTATCTCGATTTATGAGGCGGGATACCCAATCCCGCCCATTCGAACGTTTTTAGTCGATGTAGATTTCGTAGATTTCAAGCACGCTGGAGCCGCCCCCCGGCGACGAACCGACCGTGATTGTGGACGCTCCGTTGACGCTCACTGTGCTGAGATTCGTCCCGGATGGAATCGTGTATGTGTATGTTGTCGAGGCCGTCGTTGCGGTAACGCCCATCAGTGATGCTGTTGTTCCACCGATGGTGACGGACATTGCAACGCTTCCGGAAGTTGAGCCGCTGATGGTTGCAGCGGCGACAACGGAAAGTGTCATTGCTGAACTAATCGTCGTAGACGGAAACCCACTGAAGGTAGCGGAACCGTTTGCACCGTAGTAGCTGAACGTCGGTCCACCCATGCCGGAGGTCGTGATAGTCCACCAGCTAGAAGGAACAGCAGCAGCCGTCGTGATGTTGTTGTCGTAAGCAGCGGTCGGTGTCACCAGCGTAGTCGCGCCCGTGTTCGTGTACGCGCTCGGCTCGTACCGGACTGAGTAGCTCGGAGTCGTGATGCTTCCAATGAGGAAGTACCCGGCCTTGTTCAGAAAGTCCGAAGTGTTCTGTGTTGCGATAGGAGTGATAGAGCCGCCAGCAAAAGTCGCGTCCACATAGTACACGTAATACAACTGGCTCTGATTCAAGCTGGAGATGATGTTCGGACTCGGAGTGCATGACGCTGACAGAATCCCAGTAGTGGCCGTGAAGTTGGCAATTGCAATCGTTGCAGTGCCATCGCTTAGTGCTGATGCTGTCAGCGTCCCCGCTGGTGCAACGGGAATCCCGCTATACGATGTCGTGCTCAGAGAGTTGCCGACAGTGACGTTCGCGAGAATCCACGCCGATGGAACTCCAGCGGCGTTAACCGCACGGACTTGGACGTTGTAGGATGCTCCGTCATTTACGTTCGGGATGAAGACACTCGCATTGCTCGGGTCAATCTTCGCCAGCCCTGTCCACGTCGAAGCACCAGAAAGCTGGTACTGGCATTCAAGATGGCCTCCATAGACGACGTTCGCATCATTGGGTTGATTCCAACGCACGTAGATTGAGTTGTGGACGCTCCCATCTGCACCTGTCGTGATTGTCGATGGATACGTGATGCCGTTGATGACAGCACCCGGTCCGGAGTACGCAACCACATCTTCCGGTGGAGAGCACACACGAATCCCGACGTTGTTCGGAATGATGCTGTCCGTGATGGATAACTCTTCCGTTGGAGACCATGAATAGATGGCCGAGTTTGCCGCTGAGTTCGAACCGTCCACTTGAGCAAGGTCGAGTTCAACGATAGGCTTGCCGTTGTCATCGTACACAAGACCGACATGCAAGACCTCAAATGGCTCATCGACCCAGTTATAACGAGCAATGCTGACGCCTATCACGTCTGTGACAGTTGCCTGATACGCGCTCAGGTCACACTGCAAGTGCATTCTGTACTGATAACGCTGACGCATCAACTGAATCTTTGCGAGGCGTTGAGCTACAGCACTCACGTTCGTGCAAGGCAAGTCGAGATTCCAGACAAGAAGTTCGTTCCCGTCTTCTACGAGCCATGTATTTGTGACGTAACCGTGCAGACTGTCTTGCTGATAGAGCGGATAGTCGCTCGGCTGATAGTTGTTCGCAGGGTTGACGTATGTACCTTTCACACTGTTACAGGCTTCCGTCACCGAGAGCCGCGTGTCCAGCTTGATAGCACCAACAATGTTCTTCTCATTCAGATAGAGACTCGGCGCGACGTAAGCACCGGGAATGATGCTCCAGACGCCACCCTGCACGGCTAACCGCCCCGCGCAGCTTGTCAACATCCTCTGAATATTCGTTCCGCGTCCTGTGTCCAGCGTGAGGTTCGTGTCGCAGGAATATTGCGGAACAGTGCCACCAACGGCCAGAGAGAGAGTTTCGTCACAGACGTTCGCAGCAGCAATCAGGTTGTTCTGGTCAATCGTTGAACCAATCGCGAGACCGAAGCCGCCACGAAGACGCGGCTGACACATGTAGTCCGCGATGCAGAGAGCAGAATTCTCCGTGTAGCCGCGTGTACCAGTGCGAGGGTCAAGGATGTCGTTCTTTCCCTTGACGATGAAAGACAAGTTGGTGGGGTACGACGGGAAGTAAGCCGCATCGTAGCCCATCTGGATATAGACGAGCGCGTGACCGTAGCACACATCCGTCGATAGCCACGTCAGAGGAGATGAGGAGCCGATTTGTGCGGCCAGCAAGGTCGGGAAAGTTGCCGTCTGATTCCCGTTTTGAAATTCAACGTGGACTTTGTTCGAGTAGTCGGGGAGACAAGTCTCACACTTGCCACTGCTGCTGGTGCCGTTAGCACCGCCGCATTGATATTCCCACGTCGTCAAATCGGACGGATTCGGGAGCCACATCGTCCAGACGCCATTATATGTGTTGTCTGCAACACCGGAGACGACCATCGTCTGACCATTGAAGGACGAGGCGAAGCCTCCACTCACTACCATCGTGACGAGACCACCGGAGCGGCTGATTGATGTGATGTTACACGTCGTTTGAGTCGGTGAAGCGGACTGCCAGATTGCCGTGTTCGGGTCAGTGCTCCACTGAGCAACAAGATTCAGCGTCTGTCCATCAAGACGAACTTCAAGCAACGCATCACACGGATGACACGCGAGTGCAAAGACTCTGTGCCATTGCTTGTCATTTGATGTGCTCCCGCCGCTTCCGGTAATCGCGTTAGTCTCACTAAATATCTCGACTCCGGGAACCTTCATCGTGCCGTAGATGTAGTTGTAAGCCGCTACAGGGTTAGTCGTCGCGACACCCTGACCCGGTTGCTTTTCCAGCATCTCAGCGATGCCGGTCATGACTTCACCAGCACCAGCGATAATGAGAGCGGCACCGAACGGAGCACCGACGCCGGTCGCCGCGAGTACAGCACCCGCAGCAATCTCTAGTCCACCGATGACGGTGCTTATAATTCCACGTGACATTTAATGGTTCCTTCAGATGTGGTAGGTCTTTAAATTCGAGCCGAACCTGTCGAACGGTTCGTATAGCATTCCGCTGTCACCGGGAGTCATGATGTGAGTCCCGTGCAAGCTGACGACGCCGAGTCGCGAGTGGCGTCCTGTCCCGATGACTACTAAATCACCGCGATGTGCAAACGTTGGCTTTACTTCCTGCCAACCGTGCTGTGCGGCAAGCTTCGACACAGCATCGTCAAGGAAAGGTGAGCCGAATGCTCGTTTGAGTTCCCGCATCAGTTCGAGCCGACTTGTGTACTTGATGTTCGGGAGAGCATCAACTCCCGTGAGGGCTTTCACGACTCCAGCGGCAAGAATGCCACAGTCATGGCTCCCGTATGCGAACGGAGTCCGATGCACGGAGTTGATGTATGCCCCGAGTGCGTAAGGCCAGTTGTCTTGTCTCATTGGTTGTTAACCGACTTGGGATTCGAACCCCAAAATACTGTGAGTTCTTGAATGTCGTTGACGTGGGAGAATCCCGTGTCCACTGTCGAGGATGAAAGTCCAAGCCGCGTGAGCGTAGCGGCCAAATCAAGCTGTTGGTCAGCTTGCGTGTAGTGTCGCGGCACTGGGCGGTTCAAATCAGCAAGGACGTTCTCAACGGCGATGGTGATGGTGCATGTATTGCCATCATCATCAATGGAAGACTTATCCATGAGCCCTGCAAAGCTGACAAGAGGGGTGTCGATTACCGCACCGGCAGCAGTGAAGCAGACAAGCCATAGTTGTGTTGTCTGCATCAGTCGCACGTTGTTCAGGGCTTCTCCAATCATTGCGGAGGGAACACCGCTGAGACTGATTTGCACGCCCCTTGCTTCGACCGTAGTGTCCTCAGAGATGCCGTCCACTTTGCCCAACGTTCCTACACCTTGGAACGTCATTCCACTCCAAGTCAGCGGCCCTAGTCCGCTCCATAGACAGAGCGTCTCGTTCGAAAACTGTAGGGACGCGAGTACGCCGACACGCATATTTGGCGACGTAAGAGCGGCTTGCATGTCAGATGTAAGCGTCCGAGGCATTTAGATAGCCTCCCGGAAGCTAATAGCGTTGACCCCGTATGCTCCGGGGTTCACGCTGAATTTGTTTCCGTTGTTCGAAGCGAGACGAAAGAGCCCGACACAGTTCCGCGTGATGATTGTCGTTCCGTCTGCTGGCTGGTCACGCAGGTTCGGCCAGACGGGAATCGTGCAATTGCCGCTCCCGTCTGAGTTCACGGAAGCAGTCACTCGGTAGAGCCGATAAATTGAACCGTTAGCGATTGAGATGTAATCACCGGGGAGCAGGAGACCGACAACGTTCGCAGTCCATCCACGAGTGACGAGGCTGTATCCCGTCTGTGCTGCTCCGCTGACGACAGGTGTTCCCGTTGCTGTACCCTTCGGGAACTTCGCTCGTGGGTCCCCCATCAGAAAGCAATTCAACTGCCCACGGCACGCGAGGATGAAAGCTCCCCATGCGTCGTAGGAATAACGATTCATGGGTGGCAGTGAGATGGTGCCGGACCAGAAGCTATTCATCAGGTCATAGATTTGCGTCTGTCCCGTGTAGATGGAGACGTTCTGCTCGACTTTCTCTTCAGCGTTCCACTCGATTGAAGCCGGAGCGGTCACTCCGGGCTGTGTATCGCTCGGTAGAGCAATGATGTTCATCCCGGAGAACGTTCCGATTACGCCGCTGCTATAGGACATGGGTGTGCCTTTAATGAAAGAGGCCACTCCGGAGAGCGGCCTCAGTCCTGTCTATTGGGGTTGTCTAATTTACTGAATGACGCGGACGTTGTACGTGCTTGCGGTTGGAGTTCCCGCAACAATTGCACACACCTTGACGGTTACGGTTCCAGACGCGGACACGTAGCCATTCCATACGTTGCCGTCGCCGGGGTATGTACTTGGAGTTGCTGCAACAGCCATGCTCGTAGTAGCCGCTGAGACGCTCACAGTCCCGCTCGAACACGCACCAGCAGCAAGAGCAGAGCCGCCGATGCTTCCTGTGGTTCCGGATAGAGGTAGCAGTGACTTAACGAATTGGTCAGTGGCGATGTTCACCGAGTTGTCGGTCGTCGGCTGCGTGATTGCAGTGGCACCGTTCGCGTTGCCGCCGATGGAGTTCGAGGGCATCGTGTTGTTTGGAAAATTGATAATAGTATGGCCGTTGATTGAATCTGTAAATGAAAAGTTATAGTTTCCAGTTCCAAGCAAACCCCAATACCAGTAACGAGAGCTACCTACACCAAGGCCATAATCCGTGTAGCTGCCGTTATTGTTGCCAAATAGATTCACTTGAACGCTGCCCGTTGAGTTTGAAATCTGGTGGTTCACCATCGTTCCGCAGTCAGCTTGCAGACCTGTGGAGTTTGTATAGCACGGGAAGTCGCCAGCATTTGTTCCGGTGCTAGGCCCAAGCACTATAGGACTTCCACCAACAGTGGAGCCAACGGGTAAAGTTACCGCAGGAATTAAATCAATGAACGCAACGTAAATAGTAAAGGCACTTTCATTGTTGAACTGGAAATAACCCGTCTGTCCGGTGAAGTTGAGGGGTATAGAGTAGGCTGCTAGTGATGTTGTGCAGGAGAAGCTCTGCGTTGCGCCATATCCGTTACTCAAGGCTCCTCTGGCCGAGAATGTGGTTTGCCCACCCGGACAACTCGCCATGAATTGCAACGTCATAGGTACTGCTGGAAAGGCTTCACCGACAAACATATTTCCCGGCGTGATGGTCGAGTAGTCGGCCTGTTGGAAGGAAGACACTCCAGAAGTCGGGACACCGGGAGCGTTGAGAATGATGTCCTCCCCGAAAGGTGCAGTAGTGTCAGCGACTATATAAGTCGAATATGGAGACGATGGAGCGAAATTAACCTCTTGTGGCGTAATGAAAAGGTCGTTCCACTTATAAGGAACGCTAGGATTCCCATCACGTAAGAAGTCAGCACTGACGCTTTTCAAGAGTTCAGGATGACCCTTGATGTAGTTCGCCGCAACGTTCTGCGTGGTTTGGTATCCATCAAGTGGACTGGCGTTATAGCTTCCATAAATCAGGTTGCCGCGCCCTCCATCTGTCGGCATAAGATACGCATTGCGTATCATTCCGTTGACTGTGTTGTTGTTTCCATTGACAGCTAGACCACCACCGCCAACAAAGCAGTTGCACGTGCTGGAATTTGTATCCAGAATCCCCGGCATGTTAGTTGCGCCAATTTCGGCACTGATTGTGTTACCTGTACCTGTAATTCTCCAGCCCACTGCTCCTGTTGGGGGAGTGTTCCAAGATTCGAATTCCACTGAGTTAAGATTCGCAGAACCGAAACCGTCCGCCCATTGGTTGTTTAGATTTAGGAATTGCGGACCGGAAAGTGCTGTGACTTCGACATCTTCCCAACGCATCTCACCACCGTTATAGCTAATCCACGGATAGACATCGGTGGTAAACAGGCCATGCTTCCACGTTTCAAAGTCGCCCGAGTTGCTTGCCTGAAAAGAGTTCAGTTCTGATGTACCCTGCACGACAGCGAAATATGAACTAAAAAAGTTGAAGTTGCGTACGTCGAGTCCATACAAACCCCACTGCCCCTGTACGTAAAGGCTACAAGAGTTGTTGCTGTTGCCGTTCGTCTGTTGAAAGCCCACGTTGAGCAGTATCGGGTAAAGACTTCCTACACTCTGTGATGGATGCGCCCAATCCGACTCCAGAGCGTCCATATCATCCATGGCAATTGCGCAGTTGCCAATGGTCGTAGTGACTGGCAAACCGAGAAGTGAGATGTAGGAATGTGCGTTCGTGACTGTTGTGGAAGCTGATGCGGCCAATGTGATTACCTGCCACGATGGAGCGGACGGTCCGATTGCCCATCCGGGTGTAACGCTGGCAATCGTCGTTGTCAGATTACCCATGACAGTGACAGTTGCACCCGCTGAGTGCGTAGCGGCAGTTGTTCCAGCCTGAGCACGGTAGACAGTAATATTCGAAATACCATTGGATTGTGTTCCAACATACATCACGATTTCAGAATCAATCTTCAGGTAACCAAATATGGTAGGCCATGAACTTGTTGTCACTCCTGTGATGCTGACGTTTGTCGCTGTTGTTGAAGTGATTGCAGTGTTCAGTGTCGTTGTCGTAACAGTTGCACCAGCACCACCAACAACAATCGCTTGCCCAACATCTCCCGGTGCGACAGATGCATTTGTTGTTGTGAATGCGGCACTTCCTGAAGTCATTCCACCATCGTCAAACCAGCGACCCGGACGGCGATGCGGAAAGCTACCCGCTGTGCTGTTGTCCACATAGAGTGTGATGTCCTGAATCTTCCAGCCGGGATTCCACGTGAACGTTCCCGAAGCAGTGCTCGGGTCGGGTACGTGAAGCACATCTTGACCGGGCTTGCCTTTAATCGTCACGGTGTATTGCTGTGGTGAGTTCGTTCCCGGCGCACCGGGCTGTCCGATAAGCGAGACCCCTGTCCACAGGAGTGTGCTGGTCAGATAGCAACCGCCCGGAGGCTTCGGAAAGTAGAGGGCAGCAGCAGTCGCATTGCCTACTGCGTAAGCTTGTGCCGCGGTCTGTGCTGCCATAATTGCGTTGTGGTCATCAGTCGCACAATCGCCAACAGCACCATAAGCCATGACGTTGATTAGAGTGTTGACAGAAGCGTTCACTGTCGCAGCTTTCACATTTCCAGTGACAACGAGACCATTTGAACCATCAGCGGCTACACCAGCATAGTTACCGACAACTTGAGCGTGGGTTGTGTCTGTGCTGCCAAATGTTGAACCGGACGTATAGGAAGCTGTGACGACATACGCAGTGCCGCTGTATGAGTAGACATCGTTCACGGCGTACGCTGTTGAAGCAGCCCACGCACCGCGAGAGTTCATCGTTCCGGAACCTGCGGGACCGACTGGACCTGTTGCACCAGTCGCACCTGTTGCGCCTGTCGTACCCGCTGGACCTGTTGCGCCTGTCGGGCCTTGCGGAACGGCGAAGTTTAGAACAGCAGCACCAGATGAACCTGAGTTCGTCACGGAAGCACTTGAATTTGGTAACCCGGTTGTGGTTGTTCCAACGTTGACTGTAGCTGCTGCTCCTTGTGGAATTGCGAAGTTCAAAACAGCGGCAGCGGATGAACCTGAGTTCGTTACTGTTGCGCTTGAGCCGGGTGCTTCCGTCGTGGTGGAGCCAACGTTGACTGTTGCTGCTGTGCCTGTTGCGCCCGTGTCACCCTTTGGAATACCGCAATTGAGCAAAGCAGGACCAGAGCCAGTGATAGTGCAGGAAGCACCGCTTCCGGGAGCAAGCGTCGTGACAGTACCCATCGTCAGGGCGGAGACAGGCAGTGTCGCCAAGTCCGGGTCATAGCTGTCCAGACTCCAAGAGGAGCCTGTAATCTGCGTCATCCCGTAGTCCCTGATGATGGCGTTCGTTGTGCGATTCTGAGCAGTGATGTGGTAGTACGTGCCAGTCGGATTAGGGACAACGCTCAGACCGGACTGGAGCACACCGTTGGATACGACGCCACAGACGGGAGTCGTGACCACTTGGTCGGAGCCGACGCGGAAACCAGTCGGCGTGTTCGTTGCATCGACAGGCTGGAAGCAGAGCTTCGCCGCAGGTACAGGATGCACGAACGCATCCGTGACGCTGGACGCGGAGATTGATGTTGACGACTGAGCGTTAGCAACGCCAACCGCGAAAAGGATAGTCAGAACTGTAAATAATTTACGAAGCATTAGGAGTCCGCCTCGGCGGTGAAGATTGCCGCCCATGTTGTAGAAGTAGGTGATGGAGTTAGAGAGAACTGACCGAACGTGCCGAGGGGTTGAATCTGCTTTCCAGACTGCGAGTCCCACAGAACAGCGGAGTACGTTGCAGCGGGATTGTCAGGACTGTCCGTTGTCGAGTCGATAGTGACAGCGGGAATGACGAGAGAGCCGCTCGACACGCTACACGCATACGACTGGTAGAACGTGCCGATAGTCTGAGAGAGATAAATGTTGCTCTGCGGGTACAGAGTTCCGCTCTCCGCTGTGAAGCTGGAGTTTGTATATATACGAAGCTGAACTCCGGACGTGTTTCCCTGCCATCCGGGAATCGTTACGGATGCGATTGTGATTGTTGCCATAATCTATGTCCTTTATCCACGCGGTACACGTCGTTGACGGTCAACTATCTTGGCCTGTGCTTGCGTGACAGCGTGAGCATTGCTCGACGCGATAGCACGAGCGACGTTCGCTTGTGTAAGAGCAGGGTCGGTACCGCGTGCATCAATGTTGAGCACCTGACCGGCGTTACTGATGTCCTTGTTCGGGACTACGTGAGAGCCACCGGGGAGGTATACATTCTCCGGACCAAGCTCACCGACCGGGTAGACGCCACCGTATGTGACATCGCCTCCCGTCGCGTATCCGCCGCCACTGAAGATTCCACCGGAACCGAAGAGTCGGCCACCGAAGAGGCTACTCATCTGGTCTGAATCATTCAGCGTGGACATCAGGCCGTTAGTGCCACCAGCACCGGCAAACATTGAGGAGCCGATACCGCTCGTGATGCTACCCATTCCCCCAAGGATTCTGGAGAGCATGTTCTGTCCATATCCCGCGTTTGATAGAGCATTCTTGACGCCGGAGCCTTCTCCCTTGGAGTGCTCCGGGCCGGAAAACATGCTCATGAGACCGGAGACGGTGCCCATTACACCGGGCATAACCGTGCTTCCGTTCTTAGAGAACCACTGTCCGACAGGGGAATTCTTGATTGTGTCTTCGAAGCTGCTGACTCCGGGAATTGCAGAGAACGGTGAGCTACCGGAACCGGAGCCACCCTTCACTGATGAGCCAGCGACGTGGACGTTCAGTGCTCCATCTGTTGCTGACAGCTTGAGGTCGCTGAGCTTCCCAGTGCTACCGGGCTTCTTACCCGTCATCAGTCCTTCCGCCCACTGGAGGCCAACCTTGGCGAGTGACTTCTCGGAGTTCTGAAACACTTGATGGAAGTTCGTCTTGTCGCCGAACATGGCGTTGACAAACTGGTCATTCAATCCGTCCAGTGTGTGCTCCATTACAGAGGCGATTTTCTGAGAGATGTTCTGAGCACCCTGACGAATGTGGTCGAACATCTGGTCAGCAGCACTCTCCGTTTCAAGTGCATCCTGCATCTGTTGAGCACGATGTGCCGAGTTCAACTGTGCAATCTGCGCGTTCAGTTGCTGCTGAGCAAGCACGTTCTTTGCACGCTCATCATTAGTGAGGAGAGCGTCGGGAGAGTTCTCAGCCTGAAGCTGTGCTAACTCATCCCGCAATACTTTTAGGGACGCGGTGAACGCAGCGTCATGTGCAGCCGCGTTCTCCAACGCGGCGGTGTGAGCGTTGATTTGTCCTGTTGCAAGTTCATATTTCGTCGTAGCTTCGGTGAGCGAAGCGTTCATCTTTACTTGCTGCTCAGCGAGTCGGCCACCAACCTCGGTCTGACGTTGCTGCGTCTCCGGTGAGACATTGCCAGCCGTGATTGGCATAGGCAACATCTCAATTGTGGACTGACGAATCTTTTCAAACTGCTTCGACAGTTGCTCCGACGATTGGGCGAACTTCTCCAACGCGGAGTTGTACGCTCCCGTTCCGTTGTGTAGCTCCTTAAGCTTTGACTCCCAGAATGCACGCTCCTGTGCGACTGACATACCATACAGGGTTTTCTCACGAGCGAAGTCAGCCTCAATCGCCTTCAGACGCTTCGCATCTTCCTGTTCGAGTGCGGCGTTCGCATCCTTCGTTTGCTGCAATCCTGTCAGCTTGCTTTGCAGCGTGCCGACTTGTTGAGTGTTGCTCGTGACCGACAGCAGACCGGAAATGTTCCTGTCTGCCTGTGATGACGCTTCGTACTCAACACGAGACGAGCTATGGTCGAGAGAAGTGCCGTTGGCCTGAAGCTGAGCAAGAATATTATGTGAATCAGCAATGATAGGAGCTAACGCAGCGCGTGCTTCCTGCAACGCTTGCTGGCGAAGCTGCGTCGGGTCACCCTTCGTGTAGCCGTTGTCAATGTCTGAGAGCTTGAGTTGAAGTTCTTCTACGACCTTCGCGGTCTGTGTGCCACCAGTCTGATGGAGAAGCAGTTGTGAGAGAGTACCGGATTCCTCACCCTTCACAGCTTCCTGAATCTGCTTTACTACTGCATCAATTCTGTCTCCGAGCTTGTCCGCTTCAACACGTGCTTCAGCGATAGCCTCGGCCAACTTGTTTTCCGGCTTGTGCTCAAGCTTCGCAATCGCGTTTTCGAGCTTTACCTTAGTCAGTTCAAGGTCGTCGTTCTGAGTAGTGATGGACGTGTGAAGAGATGTCCACGCGGTCTTATTCTTTGTAGCGGCTTCCTCGTTCTTTTTGATGAACTCTTGAAGCTTCTCACCGGCCTTTACAACGATGTCGATGAGCGCAAACACGGCAACAGCGTTGAACGCTGCTGACATCGCCGCACTGACTCCGGGGAGACCTGCCACAAAGGTACGCAAATGGCGAGGAAGGACAACACCGATTTGCTCACCGAGGAGAGCAATGGAGCCCTTCGCTTCCTCTGTGCTCTTACGCATCTCTTGCGAGAACCTACGAGACTCATTAGTCGCTTCGCCGAGAGCAGCCTTGAACTTCGCAGTGCTTAGCTGTAGCTCGGCATATATGGCCGCGACTTTTGCCTGATTAGCCAATGCGTGTCGTCCTTTGTGTCAGCGTCTGCTGATTCACGATGGAGTTGTGGAGTGCAACAAGGTCGTCCGAAGCGTCACGGCGTCCAACATGGGACGGCATGAAATCAGCCGGGGAGGTAGCCTTCTCTATCTTGTGCATGGAGTAGTTGACAACATTCGAGGCGACTATGCCGACTAACAACTCTTGCCGCTCGTGCTCCATCGCGTGACGTTTGCGGAGAGCAACAAGCTGGCGGAGAGTCAGCGACATGAACTCTTCATGGCTGAGACCGAAGTTGATGCGTGCTTCCGACCAGAGAGCAAGCCAGACTTTGTGCCAGTCCGTCTCTACTGGTCCTGAGTAGGGTTTTCGTCAGCGTTCTCTTCCGGGTCAGGCTGCGACAATGCCCACGCTTCGAGTACCTTCGGCCAGACTTCTACGAGGGTATCTTTGGTGACGAGCGACTTCGCTTGTTCAGGCGTCAACTCCGGATGTGTTGCGTGTGCAGTAGCGAAAAACATCGCACGCACAAGGGACACCTTAGGAGTCGCGATGTCACGACCGCGAAGTCCAGTGATAAGCGGACGGTCAAGAATCTCTTCCGCCTCGGCGATTGCTTCGAAGTCGTAATGGAGCTTGTACTCGACACCGGCAAGCTTAAGCTTCACCGATGGCTTTACAGGATTAGACATGGAATTCCTTGTGCTGTTTAAAGCAAACGAGGGCGGGTATGACTCCGCCCTCATCTACACAGCGAGGGTTGAAGGGTTTAGCTGCCGACTGTGACCGTCACAGCAGTCACAATCTGAACCGTGATTTTCGATGTCATGATTTTCTGCGGGTCGATGCCATCAGGAAGCGGCTGCTCCAGCACGAAGCCGGAGAAAGCGTACAGGTTGCCCGTGGTTGTCTGGCCGAACTCGGCGAGAGCCGGGAACTGAAGCTTGAAGTCATGAACGATACCGGACAGGAATGCTGCATTGACGGCCTGTTGACCACTATCACCCGGAAGGTAAATAAGCTGCCCGGTCATCTGGCCGGGTTCAATGACGGTCGGCAGATACTCTTTCAGAGTTGCCTGTCCGAGAGTGGGAGAACCGAGGTTAGTAGCATCCTCAGTTTGAAGCTTAGGCTGAGTCCACGAGATGGACTTGACCTGTCCAATTGTTACGAACGTTTCGCCAGAACCGGGAGTACCGATGCTGAGCGTTGCACCCGTTCCGGGTGCGCCTTTGGTTGCCATATAAGTTATTTCCTCGCTGTAGTGTGTTAATCCGCGTACTGAATGACAGCGTGTACGCTGGTCTTGGAGATACGTGAGCCGTCGTCATACCCATCGACAACGTTCACGATTTGCGTCTCGTAGACGACAGTGCCGTCCGGGAGAGTGCCTCTGTATGCTGTCAACGCGGCTTTCACCGCTAGAGCGAGATTCCTCGCGTCCAGATAGCGGAGAGCGTGACAGTTGAAAACGATTCGAGTGGTTGTCACTCCATCGGAGCCTGTGAGCGTGTATCCGCTTACGTCCGAGACGCCTTGGTAGGCGATTACCGGATACTGCGACAAATCCTCAGGAGCGGGAATCGGCTGAATCCGGGTGCCAACGATTGCTGACACAGCGGAGTTCGCGAGTAAGAGTGATACGAGTCCTGATGTCAGCATTACTCTTCCTCGTTGTTGTAGTTCTCTATTCCGTCAGCGAGTGCATCTGTGAGCACATCGAGTGCGGCCTGAGCGGACTCATCAAACCCGGCCTCGATAAAATGCTTGCCGGGTATGTCCTTAATCTTTTTGCCGCCGTGAGACGTGAGCGTCCATCCATTGTTCTGCCAACGTGCGACGTGTCCAGCGATTTCAGTCGGACCGACACGAAGCCGAGCACCCTTCGTTTCTGAAACCGTCACTTCTGTGTGCATGTCTTCACGGAGAATCCCCGGTGGTAATGCGTTGCTGTCCGGAGTCTCTTCGTCGGTACGTTCCGGAGTCTGTGCTTTTATTGCAGCGAGTATCACGTCTCCAGAGGATTGAAGCGCGGTCGTTAAGATGCGCTTCTGAATCTTGTCTGGAAGCTTCGACAGGGCTGCATCAAGCTCCGAAGTATCAATCTTTAATTCGAAATCTTCCATTTAATTGCTGTCACCGTCGATGACCAGCGTGAAAAGTTTCACCACTCGGTTGCGCCGTAAGATGTTATCGACCGCTGACACCAAATAGGTGCTATCACCGAACAGAACATGCATTCCGGGCTTCAAGTCGATGGAGCTACCCGGCCAGCGAATCGTGAATACGTCTGTCGCTTGGGCAGCGATTGCTCCGTCTTGTACTAGTTCCTTGTATGCGTTGCTTGTCGTGCCTTCAATCCGTGCCCATGTCGTGAGAACGGTCGTCCACGTGGACACTGGCTGTCCTGCTGCGTCACGTGTCGTGCTCGGCTGCTGAATCGTGATGATGTGTGACAGGTCACCGGGACGGATAACTAGGGGGTCGAATGCCATCGTGTTTACCTATCCGTGTAGCCGACCGGAGAAGACTTATAACCCTTGAGCAAGATGCTTGCGGCGTTGTTAGTCGTTTGGTGGTCGCCACGGTTTTCGTACCAGTCCGTGATGAGCAAGCGCATCGCCGTGAGAATTGTCTCCGGGACGAAGCTGTCGGTGTAACCCGCAGTGAATTCAATTTGAACTGCGTTCCGGATTGTCCACGAGAACGGCCAGTAATAATTGGCTACCGGAGAGATGCAACCGGGATTCGAAGCAGTGTCAACAGTGTAGAGCGATGAATCGAGCGTCACATAATCACCGCCGTACGACGGCATGTATTGAACGCTCGTGACGGACTGGAGAGGAGCCTTAGGGATTTGAATGACTTGATTCTCTGCCCACCAGTTCTGAAACCTGTTAATCGTGTTTCTTGCGGGACCAGTGTTGAGTTGCCAGCCGTATGGGAACGAATCAATCCAGTAAATCCAGTTGCTCGTTATCAGTGAGCGGCCAGTGATGGTCTCCGCTCTTTCCCTCGCAGCGGTAATCAAACCAGTGATGAGTACGTCATCTTCCGTGTTGGTGGAATCAACTCGCAGAAAGTTCTTAACGTCATCGAGCGCGAGTGGCTCCGTGCCTGTGTTGCTTACCCATTCAAGGCTGATGCTCATAGTTTCACTTCTCTGCGTTTGGCGAGTTTGGACAACTTGGACACAGCGGTCTCGACAGCCTTCCGGCCCCCGAGCGTGTGTATGAACACGACTGCATCTGAAAAGGGTTCAGCGAGGCCGTTAAGAGCGATGTCAGCAGCGAACACATCTGCAACTTCTACAACCGCGCCTCGTTGCATCATGGACGACGTTGGTTTGTGAAACCACGAATGTAGGCATCGCAGTAGCATCTGTGACCTTTGGTTAGTTGGAACGGGGGACTGCTTTCACAGTCCCCGTTCTGTTGGTTAAGTGGTGAGGCTGATGACCGGAGGAGAACCAGCGTTGAGAACAACGCCACCCGCACGGGCGAAGGCCACGTACGCGACTTGGTTCTGCGCCATGTAAAGCTGGTCGAGGAACTTCACGCGGATACCGGGCGAAACCTCATTGAGCTTGTAACCTTGGCTGTAGTCTCCGAACTGCACCGGAACCACAGTTGTGGTCGGCGAAGTCACACCAGCGTTGGGCAGGTACTGGTTCAGACGAACCGGGTATCCCAAGACCGTTCCGATGCCACCGACAGATGGGGCACTGGTGTACGGGATGAAGATGGGACGACCGTTCGAGTCAAGAATGTCCAGCACGAGACCCTGTGTGTTTGTGTTCCATGTGAGGGCAGCATCGCCGGTGTAAGACGGGTCAAGGCTGGTCACAAGACTCACGAGGTCCTTGTAGGTGATGACGTTCGGAGTTGCCGTGGTCACGCCAGCAGTGATGGAAGTCAGACCGGCAATGTTGGAGCCGTTGCCGTTCGTAATCCAGTTGCTGATGTTGCGGATGTAACGGGTATAGATGTCAGAGACAACCTGACCCGTCAAATCGAAAGCCGCATCCTGAATCAGGCTGTTGTCGAGCAACAGTGGGTTGAAGCGGAGGTCGTCAATCGTGATGGTGGGACCGGCAGAAACGGTCGGGTCAGTCGTGGTCAACGATGCGCTGTTGAGTACCCACGAGTTCGCCAAGTCGTTCCAGTAGGGGACCTTCACAGGTGCGCCCGTACTCGTCTGCATCTTGCCCACGAGGTCATAAATCTGCCCCGGAGCCTTCTTCGCGATGACAGGAGCAGCAACGAAAGTCGGAATCAAGATGCCGTCAGCAGTGACGCTGAGTTCACGAGATTCAGTCTTGTTACCACGGAGTGCGCTGTCAAATGCCTTGCGTACTTCTGCATTGTCAACGTCCTTGCTGTCGCCGGTGTTGGACAGGTTGAGGTTCTTCGCACGGGTCTCTTCGATTGAGCGTTCCTCAGTCTCGAAGCTGGCGATGAGGGAATCCAGACCCTTGGCGTCAGCCAACATGGTCTCGACCTTGGTGCGGAGTTCAGAAGTGAACAACTTCATATCCGTGGGGACAAGTGCATTTGCGTCAGCAACAAGCTTTGAGCGTTGCTCACGAAGTTGAAGTGCTTTAGACATAAACTTCCTTTATGCGTAGGGGTTGCCTACTCACTGCGGTGGTGCTTTATGTTTTGCGGCGTGCAAAACGAGGCGGGTTTATAGATAGTCAGTTGCCCATCCAAGGGCTGCACTAAGGCACTGATACGATTGCTTGCTTTAAAACTCTTTGGCTACATCTAGTGCTAACTTGATAGACCGGATTTGACTGCAATCACAATTGGGGTCGTCGCAATCTTCATTGCTGCAAAGTTCGCAACTGTCTGCTTCACACTGACCACAACCACACTGACAATCAATCGGGAGTACATCAGCGGCGTCACTGTCGGCGTCATCGCGGACCTCAGCCTTTGCTGATAGAGCACTGACAACGCTGTCAGGCATTCCGTCCGGAAAGTTACGGGCTTCAGACGTAGCCGACTGATAAGCCGGGTACGTCACGGGACTCACATCAAAAAGAGAAACGCTCAAGAGCGTGCGAGTCGCCGGTGTCGTGCTGTAATCCCATTTGTCTTCGTTCGTGATGAAGCCGAAGCTGGACGAATCAACGTCGCCACGCTTCATACTGGTCATCAAGTCACGAGCGGCCTGAGTGTCAGGCGGGTCGATTTCATATTTCAAGCCCTTAGCGTCAACACTGAGACGCAGTGTTCCTGACTTCGTGCGACCGAGGACGTGACTCGAATCATGGTTCCAGAGAGCGCGAACGTCGTCATTCAAGGTGTTGTCAAAAGCGTGGGGGTCAACTTGTTCGATGAATCCCATGTCCTCTGAGGGCGAATTAAACACGGCTGCATAGCCGGTAATCTTGGGTGAATCGCCATCGACTAAAACGGGCTGGCTTGTATATCTACGCTCGATTTTATTCATGCTCTAATCCCTCTAAGTGGTGATTCGCCCGTGCTTCCGCGTGGTCTTCTTCAATCGCGTAGACGATACAGCGCAGCAGCTTCTTGAACTCTGCGTCAGGAGTCGTCTTGCTGATTCGCGTCTCCAGCCCGGTGAGATACTTCTCAATCGCTTTAGTCTCTGCGGCTCCGACAGTGCTTCCGCTCCGGAAGTAGTTGCCCACTGCTGTGCATATCGGGGTGAAGGTCTGAGTCACCGCTGCTGAGTCTTTCTTTGCTCTATTCTGGAGTCTGCCGTAGGCATCATTGAACAGAGGCAAAAACATGGAACGCGGCTGCGGCACGACAGGGGGCTTCAACGCTTGCGCGATGATTTCCTTGGCTTGCTTTGTGGCCTTAGCGTCAGGGTCACTCGCGTCAGCGTCAGCCTGTTCGTCCGGACTCGTATCCTCAGGGTCGTCGTCCGTTTCTTCCGGAACGCTTGCCTCAGTTGCTGCCTGATAATTCAGCGGCACAATGTATTCATCGCCACCGGGAATTGGTTCCATCCCGAGTTGCTCACGAACGTCGTTCACCGACAACCACCCACCCATGCGACCAGCGGTTTGTTTCGCAGTCTGCGTGAGTGTGTCAGCGGCAAGCAAAGCGTCGAGGTAAAAGCGAAGAACATACTGATTCGCCGAGCGTCCCATCGTTGGGAGCAGCTTGTACTGAAGCTCCTGTTGAATCTTGGTAATCCACGGTTGGAGCGAGTAGGTTAGAAACTCTCTGTTCTGAGCTTCAATCGTGGACTTCATTACCTTCTCAGTTGAGCCGACCATGTATCCGGGCACGCGGCAGAATGCTGCGATTTCATCACGGGTGTACTTGCTGGTCGTCGTGTACTCAGCCAGTGCGTTTTCGTCGGTCTCAACCGGAACAATATTGACTCCATTCGGGAGGTTGGCTACACGCCACGCATTTGCACCCGTGGACAGAGCTTCGACATCCAGACGCATTTCCGTGAGTTCTTCCGGACTTAAGTCGTGGTCAGCTTGTAAAAAGAAGCTATTCCGGGCTCCATTGGCATAGAAACGAGCACCAAAACGAGCGGCTACAATTGCCAGTCCCATGCACTGACGAGCCATGTGAACGAGGGGTGTTCCTTGCAAGCCATTGAAGGAGAACCCGACGATATGAATCATGTCTTCCGACTTGATAATTGCTGGCAAGCCGTCAGCGGTGTCGGTCGTTTCGAACCCTAAAATACCGTTCTTGCGAACCGGCTTTGTCTTCCACGGGCAGAGCGGCCACAACGCCACAGGTCGGAACCCGCTGGAGTCGCGTTCAATCTTGGCGTACGCATTGCTCCAGCCGACGGCGGCGGTCATCAGCGTTTGAAAGAACACGGTCGCGGACATCTGCGGGTTAGGACGCTCCGACAGTAGGTAATACAAGTAGTGCGACGGAGCGGGACGCTGACCGCGTTCCAACTTTTCGTAAACACGAAGCGGTAGACTCCCGATGCTTTCCGAAAGGACTCGAACGCAGGTCAAATATGTTGGTACTTCAAACGCCGTGCGCTCATTGACCGTCTCGTTAGAGTCAGTGAACGTGCCCATACCGAGAGCAGCAAGTCCAGCAGCGAGGGAAACACCAGCTTGGTTTAGGTTCACCCCCGCGTCACGCTTCTCAGGCAGTTCGGGACGAGGGATGTTCAGGCTAATCAAATCCATTTACGCTGCCTTTAAAAGAACGTAATGCGTTGGTACTTCTTCTTCGTGACCGGAGCAAGCATCGCTCTCGACAATCCGTAGAAGAGAGCCACAGCAGCATCAATCTTGTTGTTCGCCCGTTTCTTTTCGGGCATTGAGAGCAGACCTGTTGTGTTGCTCTCAGTCACCATCACGTTGCCCATGCACCAAGTCAGGACAGGATTTCCATCGTGATGGAATCTCCCATCCGCTACGGCGGCTTCCAACTCCTGCATCGGCGGTGTAAGCAACTTCCGCGTCGGTGCGATAGTGACGCGAGGGATGCCAATCTCTTCGCTCACATACAGCGAGTAGTCATCAGCGAACATCGGGTCGTATACAAGTTCACTCGCCTTAAACTGCTTGGCGTACTTAACAGCCTCTGCTCTGAGGAACGGCCAGTCCGCCGATGCCCCGGAGGTCGCTGTCAGCCATCCCTGTTTTGCCCATCCCTGCAAGTGCTGATTCTCAGGAAGGTTTACTTCTGACTCAGGCAGGTATGCTTTAGTCAGGCAGTAATAGTGAGGTCTGCCATCTATGTCTTTTCTGAATACGAATACGGTCGCGGATAAATCCTTGGTACGAGCCATGTCAGCACCGAAGATGCACGGGAGTCCATTTACAGACTCCTCATTCAACTCCGGGTCGTAACACTTGGCCCACGCTTGCGAATTCATCCAAGCGGTTAAAGCGGTGCACCAGACATTCAAGTGTTTCGTCTTGAAAATGTTCTGCTTCGCTGGATTCCGAACAGCCTCCGCTTGGTCTAGCAGCAAGGCTTCTTCATCATTCGAGATACCCAAGTTCGGGTTCGCCATGATTAAGGCGTCACGTGATGTCCAGTCCGTTTCCGGGTCGATGCCATAAATCAAACCGAAGAGACGGTCGTTTTCTACCGTGCCATCGAGTATGAGTTCTACTTCCTTCTGCTTTTCATAGCAGGGGCCGTCAGTTGTGACACCAGCGGTTGAAATCTCTAACAGGAGCGAGTTCTTTCTTTTGTTAGCTCCAGTTTTGAAGCAATCGTATTGAATAGGGTCGAGAGCCTCGTGCCACTCATCGAGAATGGCGCAATAAATACTGGCTCCATCTTTCGGCTTTCGGATTACGGGCTTGAACCGAGAAGCTGTGTCCTTCTGAAAAATGCTCCCCGCTGCGATTGTGATTCCGTATCGTTTCGATATTTCAGGAACCTGCTCCAGCATTGCCTTGGCTGGACGAAACACTTCATGCGCTTGGTCCCTGCTGGCTGCACCGCAGTAACACTCGGAACCCGGCTCACCGTCGAAGAACGTCATCCAGATTGCGACGATGGCCGCTAAGGGCGACTTACCGTTTCCTCTCGGAACCAATATGAACGCTTCGCGATACTTGCGAAGCCCATCCTCATCAACGAGTCCGAAGATGTTGGTCAGGATGAAAATCTGCCAATCTTCTAGGGAGAACCGCTGACCTTGCAGCGTGCCCTTTTCATGCCGCATCAATTCGGCTACGCGACAAACTTCATTGCTTAGTTCCGATACTAAAAACCAGCGGGACTCAGTATTAGTTAGGTCGTTTAGAAATCTCTGACACGCTTGTTTCACGCGCTTGCACGCCAAAATCTCGCCGCTCAATACCCTCTGTGCGTACGAAATTGCGCGGTCGTGATATTGCAAACTCATCTTCCTTCGTTTGTTTCGGGGGCTCTACTGACAAGCGCGTGCGGCTGGACGGTGTGAAGCCAAACTCTGTTGCGTACTTGTGCATCAGTTCGAGAGCCTTGTTAGCTACGCCGACCCACGGTGCTTGAATCAGATAACCGGACTTGGAACTCTTTATGTATTCGCCGAGTTTCTCTATTTGGTCTTCGGCTTTAACCCACCGGGCGTACACAACGCAGTAAGCCATCAACGCGGCTCTATCAACGTTGGTGAGCAGTCCCATGGGGACTAATTCTTTTCTGACTCGCGTCCACTCGGCCTTTGCAACCGCGTTAAGCATGGGCGGACAGGTTGGAACACCTGTCGGCTTCGGCTCGTTTTTGTTAATCGGGCGGTGGCCGACGTTACCAGCGAGTTCCCGTAATGCAGAGGGCTTAGGTTTTCTTCCAACGGGCATTAGGGTTTCACTCGAACGGCTGTCTTTCCGGTGAGCTTCTCCCACCGCTTGGTAATCACGTCGCAATACTCTGGAGACATCTCCATCATGTAGCAGGTGCGGTTTGTCTTCTCGCACGCTATGAGCGTCGAGCCGGAGCCACCGAACAGGTCGAGGACTGTTTTGCATTCCTTGCCGTACTTTTCAAAGCACCACTCGGCCAGTGCGACCGGCTTCTGAGTGGGGTGACAGCGGCGTTCGCCACGCTCTGACGCTTTGAGCATCCCGTTCCACTGATGCACGCAAATGCGAACGGCTGTCTTTTGATTTGTCCACGCGAGTTCCGCGTCGGCGAAATCGTTTCCGTTATTTTGCTTGTCCCATACAATCCAGCACGACGAAGGCGGTAGCTTGTTGGCGTAATGGTTCCCACCCCAAAAGATGAGGACGGGAATTCCCATCGCGGCACAGATGTTGTATGCGGCGACGGCTGTATCCGTGGAGTCATCACCGATGACCGGGGCGTACACGTTGGCCGGGATAATCTTCCCGTGCCCCACGGAGCCCCTGAATTTGCCGCCAGAGCCTATCTTGCCGCTACCCTTGACGATGCTGATGCCATACGGCGGGTCAGTGTTGACCATGTCGGGCTTCGTGCCGTCAAGTAGGCGGGTTATGTCATCCACTGACGTGGAATCGCCACATAAGAGCCTGTGGAGGCCAAGAATGATGATTTCTCCGGGGACTGTCTCAGCCGCTTCAGGGGCCGGGGCGTCAGGAGCGTCATCTTCATAACCGTTCAGAGTGTTTGTGGCACCTAAAAGCTCGGCAATCTCTTCCGTACTGAAATATCCCTGTAAATCTAAATCCGGGATGAGGTCTTTCAAAACCCCCGAGTCCCATTCGAGGCCAAGCTGGCCGACGCGGTTGTCAGCGATTGCCAGCCCTCGGGCTTCCGGAGAGTCAATACTGAGGTCGGTTCTTTTTACAGCTATGAGCTTCGTGCCGTCAGACTCAACAACGATGACTTCGTGAA